TTGAAGCCGTCCTTCACCGATCTGCCCGATGGCTTCAAGCACGCCCTCGATGCCACATCCATCGTCGCCCTGTTGGGGAGTCTCATCAGCGTGCTGCCTGCCGTCGCCTCTGTCCTCACCATCGTCTGGACCTGCATCCGCATTTGGGAAACCGCCACCGTGCAGGCGATGCTGGGCCGCAAGAAGGACTTGCCCTGATGACAACCGGAACGCTGGATCCGCGCAAACCGATTTTCGATGCCGTGCGCGCGCTTGCCCGCCCCGGCCTGTTTAATGATCCCGGCAATGTGCTGGCGCTCGACAACTTGCTCGATGCGTTCAACGTGCCCCGGCCTGCGAAAGCGGCAGCCGTCCCGGTTGATGCCGCAGCCAATCCGATCCCGGCGGGCTACTTCGATATCCTGGCGAAAATCGAAAGCGGCAATCGCCCCTACGTGAAGGCCAGCACGTCCACCGCCAGCGGCCTCTACCAGTTCATCCGCTCCACGTGGTTGGGTGAGGGTGGTGCTTGGGGAGCCGAACCACAGCAGGCGTTCGGTGGCCTGCGTCCACCGGTGGAAGAACAGACTGCCCGCGCGCGCAGCTTCACGCTGAAAAACGCTCGCCACCTGCTGCAGCAGGGTATCCCGATCACCGCTGCCACGCTTTATGCCGCACACTTCTTTGGCGCGGGCACGGCGGCAAAGGTGCTGAAAGCAGCCGATGCAAGCCGCGCCGATGTGCTGGCAGGCCAAGCTGCCACTTCCGCCAATCCATCGATCCTGCGGGGCAAGACGGTGGGTGATTTCAAGGCATGGCTGGCTCGCAAGACCGGCGCAAAGGCATGAGCCTGCGCGACCTGATCCCCACTTGGCCCCCGCGCGATTGGCGCGCCTTTGCCGCGCTGGTCTTTTCGGTCGCGGGCGCAGTGGTGCTCACCGCTTTCGTCTGGTGGGGCGTGGCGCAGCTGCTGCCTGCCGAAGGCTGGACGCGCGCCAGCGAAGTGAACCGCGCCACAACTATCCGCTGGACGCTGTGGATTGCGATGGGGTCAATCGGGCTGGTGCTGCTGGGCCTTGGCTTTGCGGTCACCCCGCGCAAGCTGCAGGGCAAATCGGGCGACAAGTCCTTCAATTTCGAAGGTGGCGATACCGAACGGGAGAAGCCTGATGCTTGAATGGCTGGGCGCACGCACCGCGCTTGGAATTTCGCGCGGGACCATCGTGTATTTTCTGCTCGCCCTGATCGCTTTCGGCATTGTGCAGGGGCTGGCCAGCACCGCCCGAACCATCAAACAATCGCAAACGGCCCAGCGCGATGCAGGTGCGGCAAGCCAGCGCGCGCAGGATCTGGAAACCACGCTCACCCGCACGGAGGAAGGCAATGCCGCCCGCATCGAAATTCGCGATCCTCGCAGCCGCGCTCGTTATGATCAGTGCCTGCGATCAGCCCGAACGCCCGAAAACTGTCAGCGATTTATGCCTGAATGACCGGCGCATCTCGATAGAGCCTGCGCCTGTTGCCGGTGTCGATGATCCCGGCAACCAGTGGGATAGCGAACAGACCGTTGCCGAAGTGATCGAGCACAACGAAGTACATGATCGGCTTTGCCCCGCACCATCCAAGGCGCGCTGATGCCACCTGCCGAAGAAGACATCCCGCTCGATCCCTCCACGCTGATCCGCCTCGGCCAGATCAGCGAAGTCACCCTCTCGCCCCCGCGCTGCAAGGTGCGCTTCGCAGATCCCGAAGAGGGCGCAGGAGAAGGCGGTGAAACCCCACCCATCCGCTGGCTGGCCTTCCGCGCCGGGAAAACCCGCAGCTGGTCACCGCCCAGCGTGGGCGAGGAATGCGTGCTGCTCTGCCCCGATGGCCAGATCGGCAATGGCGTGGCGCTGCTGGGCCTGAACAACGATACCAACCCCGCGCCCGGTTCCACGCTGGCAGAGCTGATCGAATTCGATGATGGCGCGGTGATTGCCTATGATCCGGAATCGCACGCGCTTTCCGCCGTCCTGCCCGCCGGTGCCACCGCCCTGATCGAAGCTCCGGGGGGCTTGACCATTCGCGGGCCAGTCTCGATTGAGGGTGATGTAGCCGTCACCGGTGATGTCACCGCAGATGGCATCAGCCTGAAATCGCACAAGCACGGCGGTGTCCAGGGCGGCGGCAGCCAGACGGGGAACCCGATCTAGCCCGCGCTTCCCGGTAATCCCGGCCTCTACCGTCCCGCCCGCTGGCCTCCCGCGCGCAATGCGCGCTTCTGTGCGGTCATGATCGGCATGGATGCAAATTCGGGCAAGGCTATCACCGGCGCACCACGCCGGGCGCAGTCGATCGCCCGCATCCTCACCACGCCACTGGGCACTTGCACCATGCGCCGTGATTTCGGCTCGCTGCTGTTCGAACTGCTCGATCGCCCGCTCAATGCGGCCACCGCCATGCTGCTGCGCGCTGCCACCGCCATTGCCATCCGCCGGTGGGAAACGCGGTTCCAGATCACCCGCGTCACCCTGTCTGGCAATTTCGCAGGCGGCGCGCCGGTCATCGGCATCGAAGGGTACGATCTCGATGCCCCAGATCCCACCGCGCTGGTCTCGCTCTCCATCCCCATCCGGCGAAATGTCGCCCTCGCCAACGCTTCAAGCTGAAGGAACTGCCAATGGCCCACGGTCTCACCATCACCGAATCCGCAAGCGGCGTCCGCACGATTGCGCGCAGCACCCTGTCCACCATCGGCCTGATCGCCACGTCCACCGCCATCGCGCCCGAAGTGCAGGGTGCGATTGATGCGGCGTTCCCGCTCAACACGCCGGTGCTGGTAACCAGTGTCGATGCGGCGGCGGGCAAGGCGGGCAGCGGCGGCACGCTCAAGGCCGCGCTCGAAGCCATCGGCGATGAAGCCAGCCCGCTGGTGATCGTGGTGCGCGTGGCCGAGGGCGAGGATCAGGCAGAGACCGACGCCAACGTGATCGGCACCACCGATGGCAATGTCTACACCGGCCTGCAGGCGCTGCTCGCGGCAGAAACGGTGGTGGGCCGTCGCCCGCGCATCATCGGCGCTCCCGGCCTCGATACGCAGGCCGTGGTGGCAGAAATGGTCATCACCGCGCGCAAGCTGCGCGCCTTTGTCTATGCCAGCGCCATTGGTGACGATGTGGCCGAAGTGGTCACCTATCGCGATGAATTCGCCGCGCGGGAATTGATGCTGCTCTGGCCCGATAGCTCGGCCACTTTTTCAGGCGAGATCGTTGCCCGCACGCTGGGCCTGCGCGCCCGCATCGATGAGGATCAGGGCTGGCACAAGACCGTTAGCAATGTGCCGTTCTATGGCGTCACCGGGGTAACGAAGAACGTCCACTACGATCTGCTCGATAACGATACCGATGCCGGTGTGCTGAATGATGCGCAGGTGACCACGATCATCCGCAATTCGGGCTATCGGCTCTGGGGCAATCGCACCACGGCGGGTGAGAATGAGCCAGAGTTCAGCTTTGAATCGGCGGTCCGCACCAGCCACGCCCTGCAGGATGTAATCGCCAGCGCGGTGCAGCCGTTCCTCGATCAGCCGATGACCGTGGCGCGCGTCAAAGACCTGATGGAAACGGTGAACGCCGAATTCCGCCGACTGGTGGTGGAAGGCCGGATCATGGGCGCGGAAATCTTCTTCGATGCCGATGCCAACCCGGCAGAGCAGCTTGCCGCTGGCCGTCCGAATTTCCGCATCCAGTACACCCCGGTGGCACCGATGGAAAACCCGCAGGTCAGCCTCGTCATCACCGATTTCTACTACTCCGGCTTTGCCGATCAGATCGCCAACGCTGCCTGATCGCCCCACCCGCTTCCCGCTTCTGAAAGGAAACCCTCATGGGCCTCCCGCGCAAACTGAAGAACCTTAACACCTTCGTCGATGGCGAAAGCTACATTGGCGTCATTACCGAATTCGAAGAGCCGAAGTTGGCGATTGCGACCGAGGAATGGCGCGGCGGCGGCATGCTGGGGCCGGTGATGCTCGACATGGGGCTTGAGGCGCAGGAGGCCGGTATCACGATGGGCGGGCACGAAGCGGCCCTGATCCGCAAATTCGGCACCACCCGCGTCGATGGCGTCCGCCTGCGCCTCGTCGGGGCCTATCAGGCAGATAACGGCAGCGCCGCCCAGGCGGTGGAAGTCTACATCGGTGGCCGCTTTACCGAAATCGATCCCGGAAAATCCAAAGCGGGCGACAGCACCGAACAGAAATTCAAGGTGCCGCTGGCCTACTACCGCCGCGTGGTGGATGGCCGCACCGAGATCGAGATCGACATGCTGCGCGGCATCTTCATCGTCGATGGCGTCGATCGCTATGCCGAGATCATGGCGATCATTTCCAGCTGATCAGGCTGGCGGGGGAAACTCAACAGGCAGCTTTTCCCGCCTGAACACCCAGCAGTGCCGGGACTTGCCATCCCGGCAGTTGACTGCCCCGGCCATCTCGAATGCGACATGCGCGCGCAGTGCTGCCCACAACGGCTGCCCGCGCGCGCATTTAATTTTGTGCCGAACCGCAGCGAACTCGACCGCCTTGAGCGGGACCGCGAGCAGCGTGGGGTCGCGGTGGTAATCGACCGGCACGCCTTTATCCTGCAATTCGGACAAGGCAGCAAAGAACGTCTCGGCCAATTCTGGCCTCTGCTCCGGTGGCGGCGCGATGGCGTCAATCGTGGGCGGCTCAATGCCTTCCGCCTCGCAGGCTCTGACGATCACCTGATGAATCACCCTGCGGACTTCGGGGTGCGTTTCGGTCTTCATGCGATCAAGGAGCGCGGGTAGCTCCCTTCGTCTCGCTCCCCTGTCTGATATTTCGCCTGCTATTGTTCCCTTTCGTCCCTGAAAGAAGTGGGCAAACAGGACGTCGAAGGCCTCCTCCTGAAAGAGAATCACTGCTTTTCGAATCTCAAGGTTTTTGATGTGCCCTGTTGGAATGGTGGCAATGAAGCCCGGAATCCTTTCCAAGCGCATTGCAAGCATATCCTGCGGACCACCCCCAGAAGGTACCTGTAAAATACAGGTACCTTTGCCGAGAACTGGGTCACGAGCCACTCGTTGACGCTGTGATTCCCATGCAAGTCCCATAGCTAGCACCAATGGTTTGAGGGGAACGAAAACGTCCCCATCCTGATTGACCGTCAGCAGCTTGTGCTGATGGAACGGTACCAGCTCGTAGGTTGCACTCATCTCGCTTCCCCTGTCAGACCTTGATCTGCGCATATTCGTCTGATTCGATAAAGGCTTCGGGCAAAGGAAAGCCTGCGGGCAGTTCATAATCCGGTGCCCACGCTTCGCTGAGGTTGTTCGGGCCGGTTGACTGATCGATGCGATAAGTTGGCTTGACGACGCTGATGCGATCCAGCTCGCCAAAGTCGAGCGGGTCGAAATGGTGATCGTCTTCCTCAAGGTCGGGATCGCCGTCGATCTGGTCCAGCAGGCCGATCAGGAAATCAATCTGCTGTTCGATGGCCTTACGCGAAACAGTGTTGATACCGAGCGTGATGGTGCGGGGCAGGAACTGCGCCTGCGCAATGGGCATACCCATCACCGCGCGCTCCCGTCCTGATTGTGCTGGTCCCACAGATCACGGAGCAGCTTGATCCGGCGGACCTTTGCCAGATCAACAATCTTGGCAGAGGTTGCGACAGGCAGGGCGGCGGTGATAGGAACGACTTTAGCTTGGGCCACGGGCGGAACTCCCTTGGTTTGAGTTAGGGCGTCTCGGGATTGGTACTCCCTTGACGCCCGAATTATTTGCATGCATTAAATCTGTATGTCAATGTTAAATGCATGCAAAAAACCTAGGGGCCGTCCTAAGGTCGATAGCGAACAAGTCGCTGTTCGGATCGAGCGAGGCATGCTGGAAAAGATTGACGATTTTGCAGAGCGTGAAGCGGTCAATCGGCCTGAAGCAATCCGCCGCCTTGTCGAGAAGGCTCTCGATGATTCAAGAGATTGATTCTTCTATCGCGCACTAAGACAATCGCTTCGATTCGTAGATTGAGGGCGATGAGCATGAGCGCAAGTCAGGTGTTTGAAGGATTCGGGGCACACGTCGAAGTAACGAGTGAGGGGATCGTTATTCGTCGGAAGGGCCTTGTCTCTTTCGCCAATCATGGTTTGAAGGGTGAAAAGCGGATACCATTTGCCAGCATTACAGCAGTGCAGTTCAAACCTTCCGGCACATTCACATCTGGTTACATTCAATTCTCGATCTTAGGGGGGGCCGAAAGTCGCGGCGGGCTGCTCTCGGCCACCTCCGACGAGAACAGCGTACTTTTCAAGGGCGCTAAGCAAAGTGCGAGTTTTGAGCGCCTCAGAGAAATTGTCGAAGCATCCAGCAAAGCAGCCCGGCCAAGTTCTGCCACAGTAGGTAGTTCTATTGCGGATGATTTGACCAAATTGGCCAACCTCCTTGAACGAGGGATTCTCACTCCAGAAGAGTTCGCCGCGCAAAAGGCCCTCCTGCTAAATCGGTAGTTTTGAGGGTAAACCCGGCCTCTACCCACCACCCCGATAGCAGCCCACGCGCGCGCGGGTCACACCACCCGGCAAGCTTCCGCTTTGCCGGGCAGTCCTTTTGCGGGGCGCTGCACGGCAAGGGCCTGCGGTGGTGGCGGTCCCGAACCCCCTGCTGACCACCACCGCAGGCGTTCCATTGCCCCGCACCCAATGGAGCCCCGCACGATGTCCGAAACCACCCTTGTGACCGTCACTCTCGAAGAACCCGTAATTCGTGGTGACCAGAAAATCGCAGAGCTTGGCCTGCGCCGCCCGCGTTCGGGCGAACTGCGCGGCCTTTCCATGATCGATATCGTGCAGTTGAAGATCGATGCCGTTCACGATCTGCTGCCCCGCATCACGGTGCCGCCGCTGACCAATCCCGAAGTGCTCAATCTTTCGGTGTCCGACCTGTTCACGATCAGCACGAAGATCGCGGATTTTTTCATTCCGAAGGACCAGTCGAACTCGCAGAGCGCGTAGAGGACGTGATGGCCGACATCGCCACCGTGTTCCATTGGACACCCGATGTCATGGACCCGATGTCGGTTCCCGAACTGCTCGATTGGCGCAAGCTGGCGGTAGACCGCTGGAACCGCATCAACGGAAAGGGCGAAGGCCGTGAGTGATCGCAACCTGCGCTTGTCCGTGTCGTTCGAGGCGATTGATCGCCTCGGCGGCACGATCAAGCGGCTTGCTGCCGGGGCCAAAGGTCTCGGCAAGGATTTCCGCAAGCTGCAGGACGATACCAAGGCGCTGCAGCGTGCCCAGGAGAAGATTGGCGAGAGCAAGAAGCTGCAGCAGTCGATGCAGGCCAATCACAAATCCATCGACGAAATGCGCCGCCGTGCCCGCGATCTGCGGGCCGAAATGGCGCAAAGCACCAAGCCCACCAAGGAAATGCGCGCCGAATTGAAGCTGCTGGAAAGCGGCGCAAAAAAGCTGTCCCGCACGGTCGAAAGCCAGAGCAACCAGCTGGGCAAGTTGCAATCCTCGCTCAAGGATTCCGGCGTCGATGTTTCGCGTCTGACCGACGAGGAGCGCAGGCTCGGCAGTCAGATCGAGGAGAACAACACCAAGCTCAAGCGCCAGAAGGACAGGCTGGCCGAACTGGGCAGGATGCGCGGGCAGGGTGAGAAGCTGAAAGGCGCAGGCCAGTCGATCTCCGGCGCAGGCATGACATCATCTGCCGTGGTAACCGCGCCGATTCTCGGTTTCGGAGCGGTGGCGTTCAAAGCGGCAATGGACGCGCAGGAAATGCAGAGCGCATTTGAGGTGACGTTCGGAAAGTCAGCCGCAGCAGCGAGGAAGTGGGCCGAGAGCACCGGCAACACGATGCAGCGCTCGACCTCTGAAATGCAGTCGATGTCGATGGACTACATGACCCTCTTTTCGAAGATGACGGATCATGAATCGGCGGTGCGGCTTGCGCAGGAAATGACAGTCCTGACCCAAGACCTCGCCAGCTTCAGGAACCTTGGCAACGACACCTCCAAGCAGAAGATTTTCTCCGGTCTGATCGGTGAGGCAGAACCGCTGCGCGCGGTCGGCGTGCTGCTGTCTGATAACGCGCTCAAAGCCAAGGCCCTGCAACTTGGGCTGATGAAGGGGAAAAAGGAACTTTCTGAAGAAGAAAAAGTCCTCGTTCGCGCTGTCCTGATCCGGGAGCAACTGGCGAACGCCAACGGCGATGTGATCCGCACGCAGGACAGCACTGCCAACCGCCTGAAAGCCGCTGCCACCGCATGGGATGAACTCAAGGTCAAGATTGGCGATGAACTGCTGCCGAAGCTTACCCCGGTAATCGATACTTTCACCCGGATGCTTGAACTGTTCGGCAACCTGCCACCGGGAATGCAGTCGTTCATCATCTGGGCAGCGATGATGGCGGCGTTCATGGGGCCGGTTCTCATGGGCGTGGGCGCGCTCGTTTCGATCTTCGGCACGCTGATGACGGTTGCCGCCGGGCTTGGCATTGGCCTCGCCCCGCTGCTTGCGATTGTTGCGGGTGTAGCCGCTGCAATCGCCCTTGCCGCCTACCTGATTTACGACAATTGGGATTGGCTGGCTGCGCAGTTCCGCCCGCTGATGGATACCATCATGGGGCTGTGGACCAAACTCCAGAACCTGTTCGCCGCCGCCCAGGCATCGCCGGAATTGCAGGCATTCGGGCAGATGATGAAGGACGTTTTCGGGTCGGTCGTGGTGGCTGTTATCCAGACGTTCGTGGGTGTGGTGCAGGCTGCATTCGGGATGATCGGTGGTGCAATCGACATGCTCACCGCAATGATCCGGGGTGATTTCAGCGGAATTTGGGAAGCCGCCAAAACCATTTTTCGCTCTGGCTTGGAAGGCGTTGTTTCGATCCTCATCGGCTTCGGTCAGATTTTTGCCAATGCCGGTGCAGCAATTGTCAATGGCCTGATCAACGGCATCAAATCGCGGTGGGAAGGGATCAAGGAAACCCTCTATTCGCTGGCCAAGACCCTGCCGCTGCCGGTGCAAAAGGCACTGAACATGCATTCTCCATCGCGCGTTTTCATGGAACTGGGCAGCCATGTGTCGGCAGGGCTGGCACGTGGCATTGATCGTTCACGAGCGGCACCGATGGCATCGGCCCGCAATCTCGCCGCTGGGGTGGCCGCTGCTGGCAAATCAGCAATCACCAGCGGCAGCGCACTTGCCATGAACGCACCTTCCGGCTCCGGGATGAAGCCAGCGCAATCCGCAGGCCCTCTCACCGTGCAGGTCTATGGCGCACCGGGGCAAAGCGTCGATGAACTTGCCCAGGCGGTGATCCGCAAAATCGAACAGGTGCAGGGCGTGCGGGCGCGCAGCTCATACGAAGGGGACCGCTGATGGCTTCGCTGCCAACAAACACCCTGTCACCCGGCCACCTGCTCACGCTGGGTATGTTCCTCTTCGGCATCGATGCGATGGCTTATTCCGAACTGTCACGCCGCACCAGCTGGCGGCACGCCACGTCCGAACGCTTCATGGCGCGGCCCGCCAGCCAGTATCTTGGCCCAGGGGAAGACAACATCACGCTGGCAGGGCGGCTCATGCCCGAAGTGTCCGGGCAGTTCGTTGCCATCGATATCGTGAAGGCTATGGCCGATACCGGCGATGATTATCCGCTGGTCGATGGCCTTGGCCGCGTGCTGGGCCATTTCCGCATCGTGCGGATCGAGGAAAACCAGATCGGCATCATGGGCGGTGGCCTGCCGCGCGGCGTGGACTTCGTCATCGATCTTGAACGGGTGGACTGATGGCCAATGTCGCGGGCCTGCAACTCCTGCTCGATGATGGCACCGATCTGGCCGCAAAGGTCGATCCGCGCTTCCTCGATCTGCGGTTGACCGAAAAGCGCGGCGGAGAGGCCGACGAACTCTCGCTCACCCTCCACAACCATGATCGCCTGCTGATCGCCCCACGCACCGGGCGCACGCTTTCGCTGGCGCTGGGCTGGCGGCGCGGCGGACCTGCCACCGGACTGGTCGGAAAAGGCCGGTTCAAGGTGGACGAGGTGGAAGAAAGCGGCACGCCCGACATCATCACCATCCGCGCCCGGTCGGCAGACATGGCAGGCGATTATCGCAAGCGCCGCACCCAAACGTGGAAGGACACCACCGTTGGCGCGGTGCTGAACACCATTGCCGGCCGATATGGCAACGCCGCGCTGGTCCACCCCGATCTGGCCGCGCGGGCGATCGCAGTGATCGAACAGCACGGCAAATCGGACATGGCTTTTGTCAAAGATCTGGGCAGCCGGTTTGATGCGCTGGCCACGTGGAAGGACGGCAGGCTGATCTTCATGCCGATGGGATCAAAGACCACCGCCACCGGCAAAACCATCCCCACCCTGATCCTCACCCGCCGCGATAGATGGTCATGGCGCTTTACCGAGGCAGACCGGGAAAAGAACGATGGCGCGCAGGCCGATTGGCACGACAAGGGCACCGGCAAGCGCAAGACGGTATCTAGCGGCGGGCAGAACCCGAAGAAGCTGAAGCGAGTCTACGGCAGCGAGGCCGAAGCGCAGCAGGCCGTGGATGCCGCCACCGGCAAAGGCAAGCGCGGTGCCTTCACGTTCAACTATGACCTTGCCGAAGCCGACTTGCAGATCCAGCCCAACGCCCGCGTGAAACTGGCCGGGTGGAACGCGCGCATCGATGCAATCGAATGGCTGGTGGAAAGCGTGGAAACCTCGCTTAGCGCAGGCGGGCTACAGCAGAAGGTGACGCTGGAGAGCGCTTAATCAAGTTTCCCCTCCCGCAGGCGGGAGGGGCTAGGGGAGGGCATGTTCAGCCAGTTGCGGCCTACTCGCAACCCACCCCGTCACCATCACGATCCAGCTTGCGCGAATAACCGGGATCACCTCTGCGCACCGGTGCAGCACCATCAGCGCGGGCGGCGGCACAGTTGGGGTAATAGCTGGCTCCACCCCCACCAGACCGGCGCGAAGATCCTGACCCACTGGACCGCCGCCGCGATGTGCCGGATCTGCTCTTGCGCGCCTTGCGCTTCCGCGCCGCCTTTGCGCCTTCCGGCAGGCCGATCAGCAGCGATGCGAGCAGCCCCGCCAGAAGCGCGCGGCGGTTCATTGCGAGATGCTCTGCGGCGAAGCAATTTTAGCGCAAAAGGCACTTTGCACCTGCTGGAGGCAATAGCTGTCGATTACATCGTCGTTCGCAGGAGTCCACCAGCCCACATCGCTCGCCGAAGCTAGAAGCGTGTCTTCATCTACTCCGATGCGAACAGTTCTCTGCAGTTCCTGCCGATCATAGGTGAGGTGAATTAGCTTGCCATTGACAGATGAGGTGCGCTCGACCTGCGGGGCGTAGACCGTAAAATAAATGCGGTCGAAGGGACCATTGACCGGCGATTTGCCGTTGTTCAGGTCAGCCGCCATTGCCTTTATTGCTTTCGCAGTTGCGATGAGCAGCCCAGCATCGCGGCCATCCCCGCCAATATCTACCCGAACGCCGACAACCTTGTTGACCCCCGGCACAAACGGCGTGTCGACCTTCAAGCTGAAGTTATGACTCTGGACACTTTCGGCACCGCACGAACCGACCACGAATGCAAGCAACGGCACCGCCCAGCGCATCATTCAAACCATCCTCACAGTTGGGTCACCCCGCTAATCCGGCCACTCCGGGTCCGGCTCAAATTCAAAATCAAGATCCGCCCCCTCGGCCAGCTCCGGCCTGCGCGGAATCGGTATCGCATTGAGGTCTACCACCGGAGCCTCTCCGTCGAATGCGACGCGGATCACACAACCGTAGGGCGCAGCCTGTTGAAATACCGAATTTAACTCGCGCCCCTCCCGGATCAGCGCGCCGGTGCGCACGCACCGTTCGGCGGTGACATAGCCGATCTGGATGCCGCGCTCGGAAAACACCGCCACGGCATTGCTGTCGGCCTTGTTCTTGGGTTCCGGCACCAGGTGGACCATGTCACCCGGCTTGCACAATGCGATCTCGAACCGGCGGTTGCTGCGCGCCTTGTCTTCATTTGCGAAATCAGCGCCCACCACGGCGAGCGAGAAGGCAGGTAGCGGCATCAGTTGGGGTTTAGATAGCTGGCAATCTCAGCCGCCAGCCTCTCCATTTCCACTGCAGAATCAATGTCGTTGCATTTGCGCAGTTCTTGCGCGCTCCACTGCACATCCTCTTTCAGATCGCGGAAAGCGTCGGACACGTTGCTATAACCAGCTTGCTTCAGATAGCGGGAAACATCTTCTTCGCGGCCCTGCGCCATCGCCAGCCAGAAGAGATAAAGCTGGGGCGATCCGCTCGGAATTTCTTCGCCGCTCTCCATCAGCCAGCCATCCTGCGAACGACAGCAACCACCTTTCCGATCACGTGCAACTCGCCGTCATAGGCGGTCTCGGCTTCGATCAGCGGGTTGTCAGACATGATCTTCACCCCGCCACTGGGCAGCGGGCGCAGCCGCTTGATCAGGCCAGTCTCGCCATAGGCCACGGCCCAGATCTGATCGCCCATCTTCACCCGCGTGTCGGCGGTGTCGATGATCACGATGTCGGCGTTCTGGATCGTCGGCGCCATCGAATCGCCAATGCCCTGGGCAATCTTGATGCGCACCGGCGGGGCCTGCGTGAACATGCGCAGCCATCCGCGCGTAAATTTCCGGGGCTTGGCCTTCACTGGCATGTCGAGATAGCTGCCGCCGCCCATGCCGAACGTGAGATCAAGCTCCTCGATCTCGACGATTTCGTCGTCTTCGTCCACTTCCTCGGCTAACGGTTCCGCATTTGGGAATGCGCCAAACGCAACCTTCTTGTCGCCGAGTGATGGCAGCAAATCGGGATCATCCACCTCACCGATGAGGTATTCGGGCGATGTTTGCAGCAGTCGGGCAAGCTCGATCAGCTTTCCAGATTCGCGGGTTTCGCCGCTAATCAGCCGCCCCACCGACGGCTGCGAAATGCCGAGTGCGCGCGCCAATACCGACTGATTGGAACCTCGGTCCTTCATGAGTTGCTCAAGGCGTGAACCGATAATCTCAGCCATGTCGCTTAGCTATACGGAAACGGTTAGAGGGACACTCAACGATTTTGTATAATTGGCGCTTGATCGTTCTAAACGATAATGTATAACTCTCTTCATGATTGAAGAACTCACCCGCTACGAAGCCCTGAAGCTCTGCGAAGAACGCGCGGGTAGCGCCAGCCAGATGGCGCGTGATCTGGGAGTGACGCAACCGCGTGTGTGGCGCTGGCTGAACCAGTCCAAGCAACTTCCAGCTGAATATGTCCTTCGTGCCGAAGAGCTTTATGAAGTCTCTCGTCATTGTCTCCGCCCTGATATCTATCCGATGGAAGTGCTCCCAGCGCATCCCCGCTGGTACGGTGTCGACATGGCTACCGGCCCGGACATCACGGTGGTATCCACCGTTAGCCGCAAAAGAAACGGCAATCGGATCAACGCTTTGGACACGACTGCCCAGCGGAGGACCGCATGACCTCGCTAGAACTCGAACTGGCCGAGTGCCTGCGGCAGTGCCGTTCCACGCTGGAAACGGTGCTGGCGGAAACAGCGGATGAAACCGCCCGCCGCGTGATCACCCGCCGCATTGATTCCGCCAACCGCGTTCTCGCCAATGCGCCAAGGACACAGGCATGACCAAGGAACGCACGCCGCTCACCCCGCACGCCGCGCTGCTCGATATCGTGAAGGTGCTTGGCTACGACGGTTGCGCCGAGGTGAGCGGCATCAAGGAATGGGCACTGCGCAAGATGTCCGATCCAGACACCGGGCGAGGGATCAGCCTGCGCGCAGCCATGCGCCTTGATGCAGCCTATCGTCGCGCTGGCGGGAATGGTGCGCCGCTCTTCGCATCTTACGAAGCGTTCCTTGAACTTGACCAGGCCGAGCCGGAAGATCCCGATCAGCTCATGATGCTTTCGGGCGAGGTATCGAAGGAAGTGGGCGAAGCGGTGGCTGCAGCCCTTGCCGTTGCCAACCGCGCAAACTGCCCGGCGACCCGCGCCCGCGCAATCGATGAGGCCCGCGAAGGACTGGGCAAAATGCAGGCGCTGGTCGCCAGCTTGGAAAAGGGGAATGTTCATGAGCGGTGCCAATCATGAGCGGTGAAGGCCATCTCGCCCCGCGCCCGATGATCAGCGCGCCTTTGCAGATGCGCCTCCGCTCTGGCGGAAAGCCTGCGAAAGACAGCGCCTTCATCACCTGCCCAAAGTGCGAAGAGCCATGCTTCATTCGCCGGTCGGAACGCATCACCGAAAAGGTCAAACACCTTGAGGCGCACTGCACCAACACCGGTTGCGGCCACACTTTCGCCGCGCAGGTAGTCTTCGTCCACTCCTACAGCCCCGGCCTGATTGATCGGCCCGACCTCGATCTGCCGGTCTGCCCGCGTGATCAGGTGCCGCACGTGACGGCGCGCAAGGGCGAAGAGGGAGACCCGGCGCAGATCAGCATGTTCTCCGGCTGATCCCGTCACCCCGGACCTGATCCGGGGGCCACCAACCTGAAAACCATTGGACCATCAACGCCCGTAATCCGGGCGAGGGGGAAGCTTTGCCTGCACGTTCCATCATCCCGGCCACACGCCGTATCGGGTTCGACAAGGCCCTGCGCCTGGTCGCGCCGCGCCTCACCCGCCGCCAGCGCCATTTCCTCGCTTCGGTCGGCGGTTTCCGTGAAGCGGATGCGTTCGACGTTGCGGTGATCGAAATGCTCGAAGCCCCTGCGTGGGAGCAGAAGGGCCTCGTCCAATGGCGCGACAGCACGTGGAAACGCCACGTTGGCCGAAAGCGTCAGATGAGCAGCAGCTACCGCCTCACTGAATTCGGGCGGCACTACGTCACCTCGGCGGCAAACCTGATCGCGGCAGCCAAGGGCGATGGCCAGAAGGCTGGGCCTGCGCAGTGAGCCTTGAAGCTGACATCATCAAAGGCCTGCAAGAGCAGTTCAAGTTTCGCAAAACCAAGGGCGCTTGGTTGCAGGAGGGCACGTGCCCGCAGTGCCAAAAGCGCGAAGCCTATTGCGCCGCCAAAGACCCGAAAGTGGTCAAGTGCAGCCGCGCCGACAACTGCGGTTGGTCGGACAGCGTCCGCAACCTGCTGCCCGATCTGTTCGAGGATTGGTCAAAGCGCTTCGCTCCCACCCCGGAAAACCCCACCGCCACGGCAGACGCCTATCTGCTGAACGATCGCGGGCTGGATCTGCAATACCTGCGCGGTTCCTATACGCAGGAACTGTTTCAGGATCGGGAAACCGGAGCAACATCGGCCACGGTGCGCTTCATGGTGGGCGATACCTTCTGGGAACGCCTGATTGACCGGGTGGGCCGGTTCAAGGCCAAGGCCAATTTCGGATACGGCGGCACATACAAGGGCCACTGCTGGATTCCTCCGCGCCTGACGATGGAGGACTATGCCCGCGCCGAGGAAATTCTCTTGGCCGAGGGTATCATCGACACCGTGTCGCTGTGCCAGGTGCACAAGATCGCCGCATCGGTCATGTCCACCAATAACTGGCCCGAACACTTCCTTGCCGATCTGCGCAAGGAACTTGAGCGCATCGGACGCGCCACCCGGCCCAAGCTGTTCTTCGCCTACGATGTCGGCGATGCCGGTGTCGGGGCATCGCGCAAGCACGTGCTGCAGGCGCGGGCAGAAGGCTGGGAAGCCGAAGCCCTGCAGGTCAAACCCGATGGCGAGGGCACCAAGAAGGACTGGAACGACCTTCTCAAAGAACACCTCGACTGGAAAGGTGACCCGGAAAAGGCCCCGCTGGGTGCCAAGGCGTTCGAGGAGTACCTCTACAACGGCAAATTGACCCTTGCCGCCACGGCCTATGACAAGGCCAAGTTGATCGTCGCTCGCAAGCTGGATCAGGCACGCTCGGTCGGCGCTTTTGATTTCCGGCATGGCAACCGCCTCTGGTGGTGCCGCCTGCGCAAGGATGAGGACGGCGATCATCGTCAGATCGAGATCGAGCAGATCGCCAATTGCGCGTTCCGCATCCTTTACCGCGAACGCAGCGAGGCAAAGGACGTAACGACCTACTTCCTCAAGATCGATTTCCCCACAGCCCAGCCCCCGGTGAAGGCGCGTTTCACCTCTGCCGCCTGTTCGAACAGCGGTGAATTCAAGAAGCGGCTGATGGACTTCGCCGGTTCGTGGAGCGGAACGGGAGAACAGCTTGATCGCATCATGCGGTCGCAGATCCCCAATCTCAAAGTAGTCGAACCTATCGATTTCACGGGTTACTCGCGCGATCACCGCGCGTGGCTGCTGGGCGATATCGCCGTCCACCAAGGGCGGCTGATCAAGGCGAACAAGGAAAGCTACTTCGATCTCGGCAAGCAGGCGGTGAAGCTGCGCAGTGCCGAACGTATGCTCGACATCGCCTATGATCCTGACCAGCTCAAGTTCGATTGGGTGCCCGATCTGTGGACCGCCTACGGCCCCAAGGGTCTGATCGCACTGGCCTTCTTCACCATGTCCCTTTTTGCGGTTCAGATCCGCGAAAAGCACAAGTCGCTGGGCTTTCTGGAAATCACCGGCCCTCCCGGTTCCGGCAAATCCACGATGGTCGAATTTCTTTGGAAGCTGCTCGGTCGGGCTGATTACGAAGGTGACGATCCGAACAAGGGCACGGCGGTCTTCCTCGCCCGAACCCTGATGAAGGTCTCGAACCTGCCGGTCGGCCTGATCGAGGGTGGGCGCGACGACGAGAAGAAGACCGGCAAGGCCAAGTTCGATTTCAACGAACTGCTGGTGCTCTACAACGGTCGTAGCCCGCGCGGCACCGGGCAGAAGACAGACGGCTTCGAAACTGTCTCCCCGCCGTTCCTCGGCTCGATCTATCTGATGCAGAACGAGCGGATCGACGCAATCCCGGCAGTGCTCGAACGCCTGATGTCGATGGCGATCGACAAGTCACGCTGGAACGAAGGCACCAAGGAAGCCGCCGTCCGCCTTGAACAATGGCCGATTGAACCGCTCTCCGGGACCATCGTTCATGTCGCGCGGCAAGAGGCGGATTACCTGCCGTTCTTCTTTGATCGCTACTCCCATCACGACAGCACAATGGGAAAGCGGGTGCAGGGCTTGCACAATGCCCGCCCGATCAAGTGCCACAGCCAGCTGGCCGCTGCTGTCGAGGCTCTGCCCAAACTGTTCCCGGATATCCGCGCCGATTGGGTCGCAGAAACGCTCGGCTTGATCGATGCGATGGCGCTCGATCGCCAGCAGAGCGCGGGCGGCGATCACCCCATCGTGGCCGAATTCTGGGAGAAGGTTGATTACCTGATCAGCCGCGAAGACCCGACGGCGCACGGCGATGGCAAGAGCCTCAATCAATCGCGCGATCCGGTCACCAAGATCGCGATAAATCTGCCCCAGTTCGAAAGCCGCTGCCACCACGCGGGCCTGAGGCTGCCCAACATGGACGTGCTGAAAAAGGTTCTGCGCGACAGCCATTCCCGCAAGTGGCTGGCCAACAAGAACGTCAATGCGCCCGATAACCGGTCGGTCCCCTGCTGGGTGTTTGAACAGCCCGCCAAGCCGGAACGGATCATCTGATGGGCGCGATCCTCATCGATGATGCCGGTGTGCTCGATCTCAACGCGAACCGCGCGCGCCGGGTCTGGCAGGGCATCGAAACCTTCGATCCGCCCTTCGGCCTCTACGACTATGCCGGTCTGCTGGCGATGGCAGAGCGCATGCTCGCCTCGCGTGAAAAGCGCTTTCCCGCCCTGATCCGCGCCGGAAAGATGTCTGCCGAAGAAGCCGAGGCCGAACTCGCCACCTTCCGCATGATCGCCGCCGATTGGCGCTGGATCTGCACCGGGGAAGGGGAGGCAGCGCCGCTAGCCTCGCTCGATCTACGCCGCGCCGCGCTCGACGCCAGCCTGCGCACCATCGCCGAAATCGCCCGCGATGAAGGCACCTTCTCCGATGAACTGGCCGCGCAGGCCGAATGCGTGATCGCCATGCGCTGGCACCTTGAACCGGGCCGCAGAACCCACGCGCTCGCGGCGCTCACCCGCCAAATCCGCGCGGAATCGCGCATCAACCAGGAGGCCCACCATGCCGTCTGAATATCACCGCCAGCATTGCCCATGCCGTGATTGCCGCTCCCCGGCAGATCGCAAACTGCCTGCCGGAACCGCCCTGACAGGCATCGTGCTGATCGCGCTCATCGCGTTCTCATTGGCCGTCGTTGCGCTGGTTAGCCAGCTGCCGGGAGCGGGCCAGTGAAGCGCGCCCGCGTCCCCGGCACCCTGCCGCATGTCGCCAGCTTCGAATGCTCCTGCGGCAACATCCACAATGCGCCCGATGCGCAACTGCCGGTGGGCTGGTCCCGGCGCGGCAGCAAGGTGTGGTGCGCAGATTGCACCCGCGCCGGAATCGCATCCAGAAGCATCGCGTCGCGCACCGTCAATCCGCGCAGGCCATCGCCAGACAAGGTCCGCCTGCGCAGGCAGGTTCTCGCCCTGTTGCAGGAAGGCGCGGCCCTGATGCCGCCCGGATCGGCAAAGCGCGTGAAATGGGTAGAGCGGGTCAACACCCTGCTCGCCGATCAGCAGCAGGCCGCGTGATGGCGCACCAGCTCCACCATGCGGCCCGCCTCGCGGCCTTCGCCTTGGCCTTTGCCACCGCGCTCCACTTTGCCGAACGCATCGTGGCCGGTTTCGCCCGCTGCCCGATCGAAGGCTGCCTGCCGTGGTGACCGCGTCCTTCACCCGGACCCGAGACCGCCGCCCACGGGCAGAGCGCCTCCGCGATCACCGCACCGAAATGCAGGTGGCAATGGCCGAGGGCTGCACCCTCACCGAAGCCCGCGCCCGCCTTGTGGATCGCGATGCCGATGCCCGCTGGAGCGCGGTCGATCAGCGCCTCGAAGCCCGCCGCATCCAGCGCGAAAGCGCCCGCCGTCCCCCGGCCACCGCCGATCCCCCTGTCGAAGATCACCAGCCCCCACGCTGGATGCTCTTCGATTGATTTCCCACGTACCAAAAAGGCCCCGCAAATGTCTCCCATAGTTCCCGAACCGCTGATTGGCCCCGCGCTCGCAATGGCCCCAAAGAAGCTGCGTGATCGTGCCCCCGGCAAAGCCAAACGCTTCCGCGCGCTGGCCGTCCGCTACGCTATCCTCGCCGATTATGTGCTGGGCGAAAAGGTCGAAGCCATCGCCCACGCCCACGGTGTCACCGGCCGCATGGTCAACTACTACGCCGCCGCCGAAGGCCTCCAACGCGCCCAAGGCCGCCCCCGCCAGTCGGGAGCAGTGGCATGAGCAAAGTATTCGTGACCACCTATGAGGTGATCGGTGCGCTGGAATTGGCCCACGCGCATTACGCTGCAGTTGATGCCGCCAAAGCGTCCCAGTGGGCCTATGTCGAAGAACTCGGAGGATCGGGTTTTCGCCCAAGCCACAGCGGCGGGATGCGTTCGATCTTCTTCGAGAGTGTGCCCGCAGGATGGCGAAAGATCGGAAGCGATAACGGCAAGATCGAGGCCCTACCGCTCAAAAGCACCAAGATCGGCAAAGCTGCAGCAGCGAAGATCGCCTCATTGAATAGCGCGCCGCTGCCCCACGATCTGGCCAGTAGCTATGGTTACAATCCGCCGCATTTCGCGATCGATGGTGGCAAGATATACTTCGCAAGCGAATTGCGGGTTACCTTTCCCGCCGACCGCATATTCCTGCGCCTGCCCCGTTTTGCAGAAGACGGCTTCGAACCCAATGAAGCCCACCTGCGCGCTCTGCCCGAGAGCGAATTCATGGCCGCAATCGAAGCCCACAACGCCGAGGCCAAGCGCCTGCAGGAAGGCGGTGCGGCATGAACCACCGCGCGACTTCGCCCCTCCAAATCGCACAGAGCCAGCTCGCGCATTATCGCGAACACCGCTCAAAATGCCCTTCGCTTTTCGGCAATCACAGCGATGGCTCGATGGACGGCACCCCGGAATGCGGCCCTAGCTTCTGCTTCGCTGTTGGCAAGACCGGCGGAAAGGCGGAAATCTACACCTTCTGGTCCGTGCATAAGCACGCTTGGCCAATGCAGTTTCTCTATTTCTTCGGCCATCCCATCGACAGCCGGGGAGAGCGCACCGATCCCGACCTGACAATCGACATCCGGGATCTTGGCACAGCGATCGGCACCAACCGCATCACGCAAGCGCTGTGGGGCTCAAAATCTCACATCGAAGTGCTGGGCCGCGCCCTGACCAGCGGCGATCTGTCCACGCGCATCCTCGACGCCATCATCCCCTTCTGACCGAAAGGCCCCGCAATGACCTGCAACTGCATTACGGAAATCAACGCCAAGCTTGACGGGCAGGAACTGGATACCAGCCTTGTTCTGTCGCCCGACCTTAAGCGCATGTCGCTCCGCACCTACACCGGTCTGATGCGCAAGGAGACCAGAAAGCCAGAGAACCGCCGCACCAAGCCCCGCGTCGCGGCCCACACCTTCTGCCCGTTCTGCGGCAACCGCTACGAACCGGCCAAGCCCGAAGAAAGCGGTGATGCATGACCCACCGCCCCATAGATCCGCGCCATCGAGCTAACATGAACGCGCTGGCCTCCGCCATTGATCAGGCTCTTAACGGTGAGACCAAGCCCAAGCGTCTCGCCTTCGTCATGCTCGCAGCAGAGTTTGGCCAGATCGACAACGGTCGCGTGAACTACATCAGCAACGGCAGCCGCGAAGACATGCTCGCCATGATGAAGGAATTCATCGCACGCGCCGAAGGCCGGTACGTCGAGACGGGCGGTGCAGCATGAAGCCGCTCTCACCAAAGGCCCACGCGCGCCTGCAATCCGCCAACGATCTCGTCCTCGAAATGCTCGGCCAAGGCCTGCCACCGCACGAAGTCATAGACGAGATGATCGCCCAGCTCGGCGCAGAAACCCGCTTCCGCACCGGCACCGGCCAGCTGGTCTGCGCCGGTATCATCGGCACCGGAACCTGCAACACCAGCCCAGTCCTTTTGGGAAGCTGGCGACGCAAGGCAATGGCAAGGCTGCTGGCATGAAGCGCTTCCCAACCTTTAACCCTGCATTGGCCCGGCGTCACAACCAACGCCAATGTCGCATCGCCAAATCGCGCCCCGGTCACAAGTCGCGCCATGCGAAATTTCAGCCTCGCACCCGTGATCTCGATCTGTGGCGAATGCTGGGCAGCAGCAGCAGGACATTGTCGCTGGCCACCCGCAGCCACGGTCCGGGTCCAATTGATGCGCTGAAACACGCACTCCCCTTCCACCTCTTCCCGCTGTCAGACCGCATCGAAGCCACGCGCCTCCGCGCGAAAGGTGTGATCCTGTGACCGCCCCCGTCAGCATCGGCCCGCACCGCCTCTACCTCGGCGATGCCTATACCATCCGGCCCACCTTGGGCTGGATGGACACCGACATCATGGATCCGCCTTATGTGATCCGTGCCAGCGGCGGTGGTTCGTTCCGCAAGCATCGTCCCTATCTCAACCAGATCATGGAGGAAGGTCTCGACCAGGGCTTCGATCATGCAATCGTGAACCCCTTGCTGTGCGGTGCAGTCGTTGTGTTCTGCCACAATGACCAAATCCCGGAAGTGTCGGCCTATCTCAACGGCCTGTTCCACCGCTTCGTCCTTTGCGTTTGGCAAAAGACCACACCGATGCCGGTGGCAAACAAGCACTATGTCCCGGAGATCGAGATCTACTTCCATGCGTGGAATCGTGGCTACCACCCGCAAGGTGAGCTGGCCGATCTGCGCCGCGTCTTTGCTTGCAGATCCAGAGCGCTGAAAGATTTCGGCCACCCCACGGTGAAACCTGATGAGCTGATGAACAAGATCCTGCGCAACGTCGCGGGTAAGACTGTCTGCGATCCCTTCATGGGCACCGGCAGCACCGGTGTGGCCGCGATCAAGGCCGGCAAGATCTTCACCGGCATCGAACACAACCCCACCCACTTCGCCACCGCCGTCCGCCGTATCACCGAAGCATGGGAACAAAGGCAGCAGGAAGCCGCGTGACGCGACAACTGCTCTTGACCGAGGCAGAGGCAGCAGAACGCCTGCGCTTGTGCCAGCGCACGCTCCGCAAGGCGCGGAGCGAGGGAAAGCTGCGCTATGTGTTGATTGGCCGCGCCGTGCGATACACCGAAGACGATCTCACGAACTTCATCGATTCTCTTCGCACGGTGCAACCCGCATGTCCGCCAAGTCCGAAGCCAGCACGCTCCAAACACCGCAAGGGCAAGAGCGCACAGATCATTCCCTTCACCGATCGGAATCGTCTGAAGGCATGAACTCGGTGCAACGGTGAGCGTCTACAAGCCCAAGGGCAAACCCCACTACCACTACGATTTTCAGTTCAAGGGGAGGCGATACTACGGCTCCACCGGCTGCAGCACCCTGCGCGCCGCAGAAACCTATGAGCGCCGCGAGCGCCATGCCGCCGCCAACCCTACCAACCTGCGCCCGCCGATCACAGTAAACGAAGCGGCAAGCCTCTATCAGGATCATGTCGAGCTGCTGCCCAGCTGGCCGACCATCCGCTACATGCTCACCGAACTGATAGCAGGCCTCGGCCCCTCGAAGCTGCTCTCCGAAGTCACCGATCGCGATCTGCAGATCTACTTCGCCAACCGCCGAAATGGCCGGTCAAACGCTTCGGTCAATCGAGAGATCGAGAACGCGCGCTCCCTGTGGCGGCGCGCCCAGCGCTCGAAGTACGATGTCGGCGAAATGCCCGACTGGGCCTTGCTCCTGCTGAAGGTGCCAAAGAAACCCCCACGCGAATTGCAGCAGATCGAGGAGGACAAGCTGATGCTTGCCCTGCGCAACGATGTTGTCGATGCGGTGGATTTCCTGCTCAAATCGGGCTGGCGACGCGCCGAGGTGCTTGGCTTGCGCTGGGCGGACGTGAACCTGCCCGCAAAATCGGCCGTCACGTGCATCAAGGGCGGAGACTTCGTAAGCCGTCCTCTTACCACCGCCCTGGTCGAGATCATCGCGCGCCAACCCCATGCCGAGACCGAGGAAGGCAAGCCCTTCGTCTTCACCTACCTCTGCCAGAAAAGCCGCGACAAGCGCCGCAAGGGCCAACGCTACCCGCTAACACCCACCGCCTTGCGCAGGCCTTGGGCTGCCGCGCTGGAAGGCGCAAAAGTAGACAGCTTCCGCCTGCACGATCTGCGCCACACACGCGGCACCCGCATCGTCCGCGCCACCGGCTCACTCGCCGCCGCCAAGGAAGCCCTCAAGCACAAGCGCATCGAAACCACCCTGCGCTACGCCCACGTCCTCGACGAAGACGTGCGCAACGCCCTCGAAGCAAGCGAGACAGGCGCACCAAAGTCCCGACATAGTCCCGACCAACTGAATGAGGATAAGCGGAAAGCCTAG